TTATCAATAACAACAACTCTTAATACTAAACCGTAACTGTTTACTTCTGCAAAATGTGCCATATTTTTTACTCCTTATTGTTTGTTATAGTATAAATTTTCATAAAAAGAAAGTGGTTAATTTATCCCGTAGTTAATGTTCCAGATACTGTAAATGTAGCCACTTTACAACCTCCTGCTGGCGCTGGCAATGTAGTTACTGTATTTGTTCCTGGTGTAGCTGAAAGTACAGCTCCTGCTGGTGCTCTTATAATAACAATTCCTGAACCTCCTGAACCTACAGAACCTGTTGCAGTATATCTATTTTGTCCTCCACCACCTCCTCCTGTATTAGCTGTTCCACTTGTATTATTTGTAGTACTAGATCCTGGTCCATTACTTCCTCCACCTGTTCCTCCACCTCCTGCTCCACCTGTTCCTCCTGTATATGAAGTTGGAGTATTATTTAAAAATCCAGAACCTCCACCTCCTCCAGCGTAAGTTACTGCTGAACCAGAAATTGAGTTAGGAGAACCAGCTCCTCCTGCACCCCCTGTTGCAGAACTAGGAGGACCAACTCCTCCAACTGCTCCTGCACCACCACCTCCTCCAGAGTTATAGTATGGAAATATGAATACAGATGCTCCTCCATTATTACCTTGTGGTGGACTAACTGGTGGTGTGTTTCCTGATCCACCTGCATTTCCATTACTTTCACCTGAAGCTCCACCTCCTGAACCTCCAGGATTTCCTGTTAATGAAGATATAGAACCTCCACCTCCACCACCTGTTGATGTTATTGTACTAAATATTGAGTCACTACCATTAGAACCTTTAGAAGCATTACTACTTGAAGCAGCTCCTCCACCTCCTACTGTAATTGGATAATCTGTTAATGTTGTTAATGTTAATTTTGTTCCACCTGGAAAAGATGTTCTATATCCGCCAGCTCCACCACCGCCGGCTCCAGATGCTCCACCACCTCCTCCACCTGCTACTACTAAATAATCAACTGCTACAGGTCCAGCACTTGTCCACGTTCCGGCTTTCTTGTAATTATATGCGTCATTAATTGACCAGACTCCTGAAGCGACTTGATATGTTGGAGATGCACAAACTTGTCTAATAATAACTACTCCTGATCCACCTGATCCACCTGCTCTATTAGTAGTGTCAGATTGAATAGATCCACCACCCCCTCCTCCTCCTGTGTTATTTGTTCCTGCTGTTCCTGAATTACATGTTCCACCTGTTCCCCCACCTCCTCCACCATCTGTTGCAGTTCCAGCTGTACCACCTGCATATGTTCCCCCTCCTCCACCACCTGCATATGCAATTGCTGATCCTGAAATACTATTTGATAAACCTGCTCCACCATTACCACCAACAGTTGATGTACCATTTGTACCTACTGCGAATATACCTCCTCCACCGCCACCTCCATAATTTGGAGCAGAAGAAGAACCAGAACCCGCATTATTTCCTTGAGATGGACTTACTGGAGGTGTGTTACCTAATCCACCTGATCCACTAGACCCACCACCACCAGAACCACCATTTGATCCTGCACCTTGTCCATCACCTCTAGCACCACCTCCACCTGCTGATGTAATTGTTGAAAATACTGAACTTGATCCATTACTTCCAGGATAACCACTTCCACCACCACCTAAACCACCAGCACCACCAGCACCAACTGTAACTGAAACTGGACTTGATGGTATTGATAATTTTGTTCCACATGGAAATGAAGTTTGATATCCACCAGCTCCACCTCCACCACCTCTCCTACCTGCACCACCTCCTCCTCCAGCAACAACTAAATAATCTGCTTGACCTGGACCGAATCCTGGTGATGTGTATGTTCCTGATGCTGTGAATGTTGTGGTATAAGGTCCACGAGTTGGATCATTAATTGGTCCGATAATTCCGCCATTTGCCATAGCCCGAACCTCCGATTAACTTATATCTTCGTAACTAATAACTACTTGTAACGCTGAGTTAGCACTAGCTCCACCAATGATAGATTGATTTTCCATTAGGTAGAAAGTATTATTTTTGTCAATCACGGATAAAGTTGCGCTTGTTGGTATTGAAATTACGTTTGCAAAAGCATAAGAAGTTCCTGCTGTTCCATTTGCTGCTGTGTGAATTTGTACTGTAACGTTTGTAGCTGCTGATGTCACGTTAGCAACCATGATAGATTCTATTTTATAAACTTTTCCCGATGCTGTAGCATTAGAAAGTAATACGTTTGTAAGAGTTGTAGTAAGAGCAAATACAGTTGTGTTACCGTATATCGAGTTTACTGATACTATATTTGGATTAGCCATATTTTATTCTCCTTGTTGATTATTATCCGAAAACTAGAGTTAATGCAATAGATTTTCCAGCTGTAATTCCAGCATTACCAAAGCTTAAAGTACCAGAACCGTTGGTAATTAAAGCTTGTCCTGAAGTACCATCTACTGATGGTAAAGTAAATGTAGCTGTAGCTGCTGCTCCTGCTGCTACTTTTAACCCTGTATAAAAAGTACCTGCAGTATTATATAATCTTAAAGCACCATTATTTAATAATGATACATTAGTTGCATCGTATGTAAAATTAGTTGAACCTGCAAAAGAACCTGCAGAGTTATATTGAATAGCATTAGTTGTTCCACCAGGTGAATTAACTTGGTCAGCTGGTAAAGCAGATATTACAGAAGTTGCACTTGGATTTACAACAACGATATTTTTAGATCCTGTTGCAATAGAAACTGTTGTAGAACCACCAGAAGAAATTACTGTAGTCGCTCCAGAATTATTTATAATGTAATAATCTTTTTCTATATTTGGAACAGTTACTGTAACTGTAGTTGCTGATAGTGAACCAGATAAAATAATTGTTTTATTTCTACCTGCTTCGTCAGTATATGTTGTTGAAGATGAATTTGTTGTAAATGCTAAAGTTGTATTTCCTGTTAATGTAATTAAAAATACACCAGAAATAGCATTATCAATTTCTTGTAGGTTTACGTTTGTGATTGCACCCCACGTACCAGAGTTTTCGCCAGTTGCTTGTAAGTTTAATCCTAAATTACTAAATGTACTTGCCATATTATATTCTCCTTATCACTTTTTTAAGGTTTTGTCATTATGGTAAATTTGACCATGATTGACCAGTTGTAACATTAACAGTACTCCAAGTTTGGCTTGTAGTAGCATTAATAGTACTCCAAGTTTGACTAGTTGTAGCGTTTACCGTACTCCAAGTTTGATTTGGATTAGGTGTAATTGCAGACCAATTTTGACCTGTTGTTGGATCTATTATAGACCAAGCATATACAATAGGATTTCCAGCACTTAAAGTCAATCCATTTCCTGTAGGAATTACAATATTGCTACTAATAATAGATAAATTACCAACACCTAAATTTACTTGATTTCCAGTTACAGGTATTCCTATTCCAATTCCAACAGTTCCAGCATTTACAGTTACAGAATTTCCAGTAGCTGCAAGAACGTTATTAGTTACTAAAGTAGGTATTCCTGTTTGAGTAGAAACTTGACTTCCAACTACTTCATATTTAACTTGAGTATTTATAGTAGGTGTTCCTGTAGAAACAATTACACTTGATCCTGTAGCAGTAACTCCTAAACCTAAATTAATTGTAGGTGTTCCTGTAGATACAGTTACACTTGATCCAGCTGTTGTAACATAAATTCCAGAAGAAGTTGTAACACTTCCTGTAGATAAATTAATTTGATTACCTGTTACATCAACATAATTCTTGCCAACAATACTTGGAGTTCCTACAGATATATTTACATTTGATCCTGTTATATCTACAATAGTTGGAAGAGCAAGAATAACAGTTCCTGTTGCAACTTGAAGACCATTACCAGTTGTAGTTATTTTTTGATCTAATTTAAATGTAACTGTTCCAGTAGATGATGTTAATTCATTACCAACAACAGATTCTGTAAATGAATTAGCTTTTACACTTGGGTTTTGAACTAAAAATTCTAATAAATTGGTAGATGCAGTTATATTCTGTTGTGTAGATATTGTTGCATTATTGACTGTTAAAGTTAATTGTTCACCTGTTAAAGTTGCAACTGCTTTACCTGCAATTTGTAATGTTCCTGTAGATATTCCAAGAGAAGCTGAAGATAATACAACATTAGCTGTAGCTATAATTGCCACATCTCCAGTAGTAATTGTATTTTGATTTCCTGTTACATTTATATTTTGATTAGTTACAAAATTTAAAGTTCCAGTAGCTAAAGAAAGAGCATTACCAGAAATTGCAATATTAGCTGTTTGACTAGTAGTTACAGTTCCTGTTGATAAATTTAATTGATTACCTGTAGTAGATATAACTGTTTGATTTATTACAACTACACTTCCAGTATTAGTATTTAATTGTAAAGCTGAGTCAGGAGTAATGGCACTATAAGGACCTGTTCCCCAAGTAGATGCACCCCAAGTTGGTTGGAAAGTTCCACCAACACAAACATTTACATCAGTGGCAATACCACCCCAGTTAATTGCACCCCAAGTATATTGACCCCAAGAAGTATCTGTAGCCATAAATGTCCTATGGCAAAATTACTAAGAGATTCTTAGAACTGCGCTTGTTGAGTTAGCTGTTGGGAACTGAATAGTAAAGTCGCCGTTAGTTGAAGTTTTGCTACCACCGAAATCTAAAACAACAACTGCTTTATTAGTTTGAGTGCTGTTATAAATTAAACAACAAGAAGCTGTTAATGTTGCTGTAGAAAAAGTTGCATTATTAAAACTAACAAAAGAAACGTTTTGAGCAACAGTCACTGTAGAATTAACTAATGTAGTTCCACCTGCAGAATATCCAGTACCACTTGCTTCATTTGTTGTAATGTAATTTGTTGTGCTAGCAGAAAAACCAGTCACGGTTGTATAAAGTGCTAATTTAAAAGTATTACCTGCACTTGTTGAAAAGTTGTGTGTTGCTAAGAACAGTTCTTGTTTAAAACTATCTGGTACTATATTTGCCATATTAACTCCTTGTTATTTGCCTGGTGGTGGAGCATCCACAACAACTCGTGGTTCCCCATCAACATATTCGTCTCTTCTTCTACGACCAGTTTGTTCAACACCAAAAGACTCACGTGCCTCTTGATATGATTGTTGAAACATCTGTACCATATTATCAGGACCTTTGATATATTTATATACTTCTACCAAACTTCCATACAAAAGTAAATCCTGAGCATATACGGATACATAGCTCGTACTTGTTGTACTAGAGGTAATAGTAGCAGGTTGTTGATAATATGCAATATTAATTGCATAAGCAGCATCTGGAGTAGGTGCTACAAACCAAGTCGTAGCATTCCAGTTAGCCCAATATTTAGGTTCTGCGTAATAAGTAGATGATCCTGGTTTATTATTGTATTCAGCTAACCAAGAACTATCTTTTTGTAATAAATTAGTAACTTCACCACTACCATTAATCATTTCTACGTATCTAATATTACGTAAACCTGATGGTACTGATATTGTTGAAGTTCCTGTAACTGTAATAGAAGATGCATATAGTCTAAATGCATCTATATTAATTTCTCTATAAATTCTGTTTTCTGTATTTTGTACAATAATAGCAACAGTTGAATCTGATAACATGTTATCAGATAATTCTGAATAATTTCTAATCTGATCTCTTAGTTCTCCGTAGTTCATATCGTTTGTGCTGTTACGTTAGGTCCACCAATAACACCATTCATTATAGCAGTTCCTGAGTATGCATTAAAGGTATAATTATTCGCATTAACAACTGTTATACTATATCCAACGCTTGTTGTTAATACATCAACTGTAAATCCCGATGCGCTATTAAAGTTATTTAAAGCGTTAACAGCAGAAAATACCACAGTATTACCTGTTCTTCTACCATGATCAAAATCATTTACTCTAATTGTTGAACTTCCAATAGAAATTACAAAAGGATTATTATCTAATTCTACTGCTGAGGGGCCAATACTTACAAATTCTCCACCAAAGAATCCCGTAGCGTTTGCAGTATTTGGTAAATTAATACTATAAGTATCTGAACTAACTGAAGTTAATGTAGAACCAATTGTTGTATTTAAAACTGGAATAGTAAAACCATTTCCTGATAATGCACCTGTTATAACAATAGATGTTCCAAGTTTATTTCCATGACCTGGATCATTAATTAAAATAGTTGAACTTCCAACAACTGAATAAAAAGGATTAGCAGCTAATTGAACTAATACAGCAGGCTCAACTCTGTCAGGTCGTGCGTTCTGTAAGCCTTGCGGATCGTTGCCTGGTATTTTAGGTTCTAATTGAGGTTGCTTTGGTTCGTATTCAGTATAATGAACAAATGATCCGTTCCACTCGGTTACCATTTCTTGGTACGGGAAACGTTGACCTGATCTATCTGATATGGCGTAGGCTTTCTTACCTGTAGAAAACGTAGTCATTACATTCCATCTCCAAAATATGCTTTAGGTGAAATATATAAAGATGTTCTTTGACTGTCTTCTTGTAAAGCTCTTTGTAAATCGTCTTCATATAACATTCTTAATTGTTCAATTCTTTCCGGAGCGTGTTTAACTGCTAAATAATAAGCAAGTCCAGAAGTTAAAGCTGGTAAAAATCTGAAAACTACATTTGGTGTATTTGTATAAGTTCCAGCATCTTCAATTCTAGCTAAGTAATAGAATATAAATTGATAGTTGCTTGGATTAGAAGAATTAGAATAATTAGATCCGGCAGTTTGATATAAAAAAATGCTAGGATTAACAGTTCTTTGTACGTAATATTGTGAAGGTGTTCCTTGAGATAATTTATTAGGTAAAGATGCATAAGCAGATCTATCTATTTTAGATAATGATATATCTACAGGATTTGTAGTAACTGTATTATTTCTAACGTAAGCTTCTAGAACATCATTAATATTATTAGGAAAATTAGTAGGATCCGCTGCATAATTATACTCAGCTTGACCTAATACTAGATTAACAGTTGCTTTTTCAACTTTCCATAAATGGACGCCTCTGTTGTCCCATTCAGATAATAATAAATTTATTGATCTTCTAGCTGATTTTAATTGATATCCACTTCTACTTCCATCAATACCTATACGTTCATAAGCTTCTTGAATAAGCTCATCTATGTCTAGATTGAATGAAGTAGTACCAGAGGTAGCCATCTACTCTCCTATTTATCTATAAATAATATCGCACTTAATGCAGAAGAGTTTGCAGTTACACCAACACCATCTACACAACCTACAGCATTGTTAGAACCATATAGTACACCGTCTTCTGGTATGTATATAGATTGTGTTCCACCAGCCCCTACTTGAACGATGAAATATACTTGTGTGTTAGTTGAAGAACTAACAGTTGTAGCATTTGCTAAACCATTAATAATCATACTTCCAGAACTTCCAGTTGATTGGATAACTAATCCTCTTAAACGTGTTCTACCTGTAAATGCAATAGCGTTAGTACTTGATGATGCTATGTATATCGGTTTGACGTCACTTTTATAAGACATAAAAATCTCCTTGTATTTTATAGGGACCCCGGAGAGTCCCTACAAAAGAATATTAATTATTTTATGATTCTTCACCAGGTTTACCTGTACCGTCATTAAATGTATATGTGAATATACCTGAAACGTTACCTGTACCTGCTGTAGATCCAACATTTGCTACAACTGTAGAA